AAAGAACATTATAATTATGCAGCACAATACCACGTCCCAAACAACATGTTAAAAACCATAGAGTATTGGAAGAAAGAGTCTTCTAAAGGGTTAAATACCCTGCCTGTATTGGAAGAGGACTTTAACAAACACCTAAGCCAACTTAATCTACCTGTTGGGTCAAGAATATGTATTGGTAAAATGAAGGGAAGATATGACACAGAAGATTCTATTAAAAAACTTCCTACCAATAATAAATATCATGGTTTAGGCAAGGGAAAATACATCAACAAAAAGTCATTCGACAGTATTGACACAAGCCTGTGGATTTCAGCAGCCATGTCAAAGAAGTGTGATATTTGGGGTGATAATTCGATAATACCCATGACGTTTGGCGTGAACTACAAGGCATTTGAGCCAGTTCTTAAGCATTATTGTGAAAAAAACAGGGAATATATGGACATTGTGGGTATAAATATGCATGGTGTAGAGGTAAGACATTACTATACAATGCTTAAACTACCAATGGTTCTGTATTATATGCCTCTGTGTAAGCAATTAAAATGCTATTCAGATAACTTTATAAACTAAGAGGATTAATTGTTATATAATGGCAGACGATTTGTTTAAGATTAAGCCTGTTGGAGGTAAGAACATAGTAGTAGAAGACAAAAGAAAGACAGTATCACCTTTCAATTCTGCTAAACATTTCAAGGACGCAAACATTCCAGCATACTGTGACCAATGTATGTATAGGTCTGTTGACTCTGGTGGTAACGGCAAGTGTCCAAAATATGAAAAGGGTGCAGTCTGTTCAATAAGAGATGATTACATTAAAATAATTAACACATTAGACACAAGAAAACCAGATGACGTGAAGGCTATGCTGGATATGATAGCAAAAATATCATTTGAAAATGTTCTTATGGCATTAACTCAGGCTAAAATGGACGGAAACGTCCCAGACAGGAACACAAAAAGTGAAATTAATACCTTACTTGCAGTCATAAAGTCAATAAATGACCTGAATACCAAGGTAGTTGTAACCCAACAGACAGAACTTGATGAAAAAACTGGTGATATATCGTCTATTTTTAAGCAGATAAAAGCACAGGGGGTTAGTGGCGATGTTAGATGATTGGTTCTGGTATCTTATGTGTGCTTGTTATTTTGTAGGTGGCAGCACTATCGGTTGGTGGTTTAATGAATTGAAGCACAAAAAGAGAAATAATGGAAAAAGGACTGGAACTGGCAGATGGGATTATCGAGACAGACATTTGGGCGATGACGGGGAGTATAAATAATGCCTAGACCAGATCAACAAACATTACAGGAAAGACAGGATTTTCTACAAACCATAGCAGAGTGTGCAGAAACTCCAAGTAAATTCAGCGAGATTTTCCTTGACCATGATGTATTTGATTATAATAAACAGTATGTGGATTGTAAAGATAGGTTCATTGTGTATCGGTCTGGAAGGCAGGTGGGTAAAACCATGTCTACAGCAGTAAAAGCGATACACTTTGCATTCTTTGCACCACTTATGTTAAAGACTGTGAAGCGTGAATGCACAATAGTTATTGCAGCACCTACACAAAATCAGGCTGGCATCATGTTCGACAGGATTAGAAGCTTGATAGTTAATAATAAATTTCTTAAGGGATATGTAGTTAGAAACACACAGACAGAGATGTGGGTTAATTTTCTAGACAATACTGGAATGAGTAAGATAGTAACCAGAGCAACAGGCGAACATGGAACTACACTCAGGGGTTATTCACCTCATTGTATTATTGCAGACGAATGTTCTTTCATTAAGACAGATATACTAAGAGCATTCTTGCCTTCAGGTATGGCAACACTTGCAAGGGTATGGTTAACAAGCACACCGTTTAGCAAATCGGGGTATTTTTACGAGGCATGTCAAAATTCAAAACTGAAAAACCCAGACGGGTTATGGACTGAGTTTCATGTAAAGTCTACCGATAACCCATTAGTCAGGGAAGACCCTACATTCTTAGAAGAAATAAAAAGACTTACAAGGGAAGAGTATGTCCAAGAAGTAGAGGGTGAGTTCTTAGACATAGGTAATGCACTTATACCAAACAGTCTTCTTAGAGAGGCAGTTCGTGACAAGAAACCAGAAGGCAAAGTAAGTTACTATATGGGTGTTGATGTTGCACGTAGTGGAAGAGATGAAACTGTGTTTACAGTTATAGGTGTAGATCAAAACGATGAGGTTTATGTTGAAGATGTTTCTTCTGAAAAGCAGTCAAACGTGGTAGATGTATGTGGTAAGATAGGTGAGATGGTTAGAGATTATAGATTAGAAACAGTATTCATAGACGAAACTGGATTGGGTGGTGGTCTGATTGACTTGGCAAGAGAGCAAGATATACCTGCAAGGGGAGTTGTTTTCTCATTACAAGAAAAGGCTTCGATGTATAAAAACCTAAGATTATTATTTGAGAACCATAAAATAACACTGAAGAAGGTGGATAAAATGGTGTATCAACTGTCATATTTAACGAGGGAATATACTGAGGGTGGTATCATGAAGATAAAGTCTGAAGAGCATGATGACTATCCAGATAGTCTGGTCTTGGCGTGTAGAGCAGTGACATCTGGCAACCAATGGCATGTATTAGACGTAGGAAAAGAGCTGCAAAAGGCTCTTTTTGGTTAAAAACTTTAAATACTGTAGTGTGTATACAATTATATGAAAACAGAGTCCAAGATTCCTAATATTGAACAGGAAATACCAGAGATAAAAGACGAGATAAAGAAACCTCAACCTAACAATCACCCAGATCATGTAGACTTGGAACTAAAGTCAGATTCACCACAAGATTTATGGGAAACATTCCTAGAAAGAAGAAAAACAGGTGCTACAACCGTAGGTCAAGGTGCTGGTAACGCACAATATGGCAATCAACATGAAACTGGAATGGAAACAGATTGGGATAAGGCTGTAGATCAAAAATGTTTTATTGATTGTAAAGACATTAAGTCTGTAGATAAGCAAACTTATATACCAAATGGAAGAAAAGAGAGTAAGGACAATGGACATGAATAAGATAACTAGTACAAAAGTAGGCGATGATATACACTTTTATGTCAACGGAACTGAAGATCGTGGCATTGTCGTAAAAATGAACAATGAATACGTAACAGTTTTCAAGGAATCAACACAGGCATATGATGATATACATATAAATGACACATTTTTTATCAAGGATATTTTAGTTAACAAAGAATGGAATAAGATGGACGATATTGAAAGATATGATGCATTAAAAAAGATTCATGCACCGTCACCAAGATTTATTTCCAAGGTATGGGAAGACCTCCCAAAAGATATTAAAGAATTATTACAAAAAAACAATGCCATTGAAACCTCACACAAAGAAGGCAAGGACGATGATATGAATAACGTTAACACAAGAGAATTTGACAAAGCATTAAACAACAGAGGAAGACCAAATCCAAAAAATGTAGAAGGAAAGGTTACGGGAGAAACAGAAGAAAGTGCAGGTGGAGTAAAGGGAACAACTGATAGTAAACAAACCGATTCTGGAGAAATGGCTGAATCTGAAGATAAATATAGTAAGAACTCAGAACAAATAGTAAATCATGGTTTACCAGAAGCGTTTACAACTATTGATGAAAAGAAATTAGGAGCAGGAAGTAAAGGAGATAAGAATGTCACAGGACAAAATTATTTAACAGAAGGTGGTGGTGGCATAGGAGCTGGAGAACACAAACTAAGTGGACAGTCTCTCGCTGATCAACAAACTGCAAACTTTGATAAAAGACAAGGTAGGCAACAAGCAAGAGCACAACAAGCAAAGGACAAACCAAAAACAGATAAGAAAGTTACAGCAGGAATGAAAAAATTAAAGGCATGGCAATTATGGTTAGCAAAAAGAGAACAACAAATTTTGAAAGACTCAATTACAGGTGAAGGTAGCAACATTCCAGATAAGAAAGGTGACTTATCATCTTCTACAATACCAGATGAGAGTGGTGAAAGGCAATCAAAAGAA